ATGAAGCTACTGAAATCTAAAGCCTGTCAACCGGCGTTAGACGGAGGGAATGTTAAATGATTGACTGTGATGGGAGATACTGCAATGAATGGGCTTTCGGACAGGGGTTCGATTCCCCTCAGCTCCATAACTCAAACCCCTGTCTGCATATATCTCTATGTAGTCAGGGTAAATGAGTACTTTGTTGATATAAGTCTTGATGATGCGCTTTTGCTCTTCAGGACTTTTTTCTTTTATATGAATATCATTTTGCAGACGTTCTTTTAAAAATTCTTTAGGGGGAAGTATAATCTTACCTAGTTCTATTCTTTGAAATTCAATTTTACTCATAAGATCTGATTTCTTAATTTCAAGCAGTTCTAATTTATTCTTGATTGAATCATTAAAACTAGTGGATAAAGCCATATCTATTAATTTATCAATGTCTTTCGTAGTTTTGTCAAGTTCCAGTTCGTGTTTTTTAATAACAGATGGTAAGTCCATCATTTTTTTAGAAAGGTCCTTATATAAAATATCAACCATTTGTTCAATGCCTTCTTCAGATAAAAGTCGATCTAATTCTTCAATTACGATAAATTCAACAAGATCTTGTCGGATAGCTTTATTTTTGCAGGTTTTATTCTTTTTTTCTCCAATACATCTATACACGATACGTTCTTTTCTATTACCCCTGGCAGGAGCTCTGTCACCGGCATAAGACATTCCACATTCACCACATGCAATTAATCCAGATAATAGATACGTAATTTTGCTGTTATTGCGTTCTGCTTTTTTGCTCTTTTTAATCATACTATTTGCAGCCTCCCATAGTTCTTCAGATACTATTGCTGGTATACCTCCTGGAATACGAATAATTTCGTTGTCAGGTTGCTTTACATCTTTAGTTACTCCATTTATCTTCTGACGTTTATATTGATTATATGTGTATATACCTATATATTTTTCGTTTTTTATCATATCTGAAATAACAGCAGACTTAAAAACCCCACCATACTTATTTCTATAACCATTAATATTCAACCAACTACAGATATTAGTATGGCCGGCAGCAGCCATTTCAAATACTTTCTTAACTGCTTCTGCCTCATGCTTATTAATGATGTAATTTTTATCTGTATCAACATCATAACCAAATGGGGGCTTGCCACCTGTATGTTTACACTGTAGTGCATTTTCTTTCAGACCTTTTTTAACTTCTCTGGCCAAATTAGCAGAATAGTATTCAGCCATTCCCTCTAATACGGATTCAAGTATAATAGATTCCGGACTATCATCAAAATACTCTAAAACAGAAACTAATCTTACTCCATTATCTTTTAGTTCTTTTTTATAAAATGCTGAATCATATCGATTACGAGCAAACCGATCTAATTTATGACATATAACGATATCAAATAATCTATTGCTTGAATCTCGGATCATTTTTAAAAATTGTGGTCTATTATCTGTTGTAGCTGTCAGTGCTTCGTCTATATATGTGTTAACTATCTCATAATTATTCTTAATAGCAAACTCGTTAATTGCCCTTATCTGGGCTTCTATCGATTCTTCTCTTTGATTGTCAGAACTGTACCTTGCATATATAACTGCTTTCATAATTTATACCTCTCATAATATATTTACACCTTAGAACAAATTATGGTATAATATATTTGTTTAAACTAATATGCTCTAAAGTTAAAAAATCGTCTAAGTTTGCGGCAGAGGCGATTTTTTATTTATGTATAATATAACTCAAATAAATATAACTATCAACAATATTTTACACAATTCAATATATTATTATAAAAAAACCGTTCTTATATGAAATAAGAGCGGTTTTTAATATAATTTATGAACTCATTATTTTTCAACATACCTAGAAACAACATCAATCAACTTATCCTTTAAAGAATATAAATCATCAAGCGAATCAATATATATTCTTGTAAATTCTTTATTTTCGTCTGGTAATAATATCTGTTTCTTTTTGGTATCTAAATTTAATCTACAAATTGGCTTTCTAATATTGCCCTGATATAATATAGAAAAATATCGTTCATTATCTTTATAAGTAACTTCGTCAGCTTTTACAATACCAACAAGCAAGCTTTTTACAATATAATAACTTTCAATTTCTGTATCAGAGGTATGGATCTTGGTCACCTCTATATCTTCCTGTTCTTCTAATTTATCGTTTGTTGTGGCAGCTGCTTCAGAATCAGCATCCGTTTTCAAAGCAAATGATATTTTTTCATTCATCATTTCGCTAATATAGTCATTTAAAGATTTTTTTACTATACTTCTAAATTTATCAATAACATTTTGTGTTTTTACACCTTCATATATCCCAGTTAAAATATATTTAATAAAGTCGTCAGTTGGTTCTTTTAATTGATTTGCAAATAATAATTTAATAGATTTTGAATATTTTAATTCGGAGGCTGTACTAAATATATTTTCAACATCGAAAGAATCTCTACTAAATTTTTTTAATTCGGTTACAACATTTGGTTTTATATTTAATATATCAAATTCTAAAAAGGGGGTTAAGTCCATTTTGTTTGATTCATCTAAATCTGTATAAAATTTGTAGTCTAAACCATTTGTTAGTATGCCGAATTTTGCCATAGATGTACCAAAGTATCTAAATAATTGAGAACTATGTTTATCCAAACTCTCGCCACACCATTTACATTCAATTAGTATTACTGGTTGACCATCTTTCATGATAGCATAATCCACCTTTTCACCCTTCTTAATACCGACATCTGCTGTAAATTCAGGCAAAAATTCATCTGGATTAAATACATCGTAACCTAACATTTGAAAGAAAGGGACTATTAGTGACATTTTTGTTGCTTCTTCTGTTGGTATTTGATCTTTTAGTTTCTGTACCCTTACTGAAAATTGTTTGATTTCATCAATAAAATCCATTCTACACACCTCTTCTTAAGTTTTTATTATGAACTCTAATGAGTTACATTCCCCATTTGTACTTTACATCAATTACCATTGTAGCAAATATACAAATAAAAATCTATATATTTTACGAATAAATATGTGTCCAACTCGGACACATTAAAAATATATTGACTTTTATATTGTAATAAGGTGTAAATTAAATATGTAATAAAAATAGAAAAAAATATATAAAAATATTGCAAAAACAGAACAAATGTTCTAAAATATTTTTATAACAGAACTAAGTTTACATAAGATAAGGGGGATTAGTTTGGACGAAAATGTTATTATGCAAAGAATTATTGAGAAACTCAAAGATATTAAGAGTGAAAGAAAACTAAAATTAATTTATAAATTTATTTTAGGGTTAACTGAAAAATAATATCAAAAAAACGAGTGGATATATTCTACTCGTTTTTATTCTTTGATATCTCTTCAATTAATTTCTCTATCACTTTCCATTCGGAAGAATCTAACTTAGATAATGCAAGGAATACACTCTTTGTAAAATCATTTTCACTGGCCAAGATTCTGCCTATACTCATAGCAATATCATCATCCTTTGATTCCTCAAACATTTCACCCGTTCCATGTCTTAGCCAATTTTCGTTAACATTAAACTCCAAGCATATTAATTTAATGGTTCTATCTGATAAATCTTTTCTGCCATTCTCTATATCTGAAATATGGCCCTGTGTAGTAGAAATTTTTCTTGCAAATTCACCTTGCTTAATACCTAAAGTATTTCTTAGCATTTTCAACCGTTCATTCACCTAGATCACCTCCCGAAGACATCATAACACAAAAAATATCACATAGCAACAAAAATATTTTAAAATGTGTTGACAAATTAATCTAAGTGATATATTATTATCACATAGCAACAAATGAATAAAAGAAAGGAGATAAAATATGTCTGAAAGAAATCAAAAGAATGAAAATGATTTATTTGAAAACATCTTAAAGAAGTATTTAGAACTAAAGGAAACAGATAAGCACTATGTGCTTGGTTTCATCCAGGCAAAAACCATGGATAGTCAACCTAAAAAAACCGCCTAGCTAAGAACTAGGCAAAACTCAATAAGGAGGCATGGCTATGAATAACTTAACAGCTGAGCACATTATTGACGTAATTTCCTCATGTGACACGTCAGATAAATACAGAAGACATAGAACTGCATTGTTGGCCGGATACTTTGAAGGCATAACAAAATTAAATCCTGATGAAGTAATTAAGGCAACTGAGGTAGCAATATTGTTAAGGTGGACATTAAGCAAGTCGTAATATTGGGTATGTATAAGTATTTAATAATTCTATGGAGGATCTGCAATGTGGATACCAAAGAAAGAGTTTAATGATCTTGAGAATTGGTAAAGCGCTTTGGAATAAATCCCAGAGCGCAACCAATAATAAAGATTTTGTGGAGGTAAAGATATGTATGAGGTGCATAGTAATTATGGTAGTGCATTATTTGTTAATGAGGGTGATGCAATAAATGCATTATGGTTATTAGGTGGATATCATAATTTTAAAATTTACGATGATGTAGTTAGAAATGCTCTAAGCAAAAATGGTTATTATGAGATAGGTATTTTATCAATAATTAAAGCTAAGTAAAACTAAAATTATAGTAAGAAAACGAGGTTTTAGCATGGATAATGCAAGCGTAGAGAAATTTATATATGCATTTACCGGAGGCACGAAAGATGATTTTCTCGAGAGAGTTATAAAAGAGTGGGAGGATTATCTTGCTGCAGGAGGTGATCCGGATAAATATATAAAAGAAAATAAATAAAATATAAAAATTGAATGGAGATCTGTCAATTAATGAAAAAGAGCATAAAAAAAGGGACATGTATTCTAAGTTTGCCGACCAGATACATATTCCCAATTTGGTAAGTTGATACCTAGTGTCTATTATAGCACATATGCTTATATGAATCAATATCTCCAAGAAGGAGCAAGGATGAAAAAATCTATTAATTTAAATGAAGTATTATTAATGGCTGGAAAACTAAGTAATGAAATAGGGGAATTATTAAGTCAATCTACCTATAAAGAATATGATGATTTAAGTGAATTAGAAATTGATTACAAAGACCCAGAGCAATTATTTATAGTGGATGAATTAAGATATATTTTAGAAAAACTTGATATGGCTAAAGATGCTATAGATTATCTTAATTGTCCTGTTAAATATTCAGGTACTTTGATTAAGAATTCTCGAGGTAGATATGAAATTAAACAAAAAGAGTATACATGTGGCTCTTCTATAGAAGCTCTAGTAACTGATAATTATCATGATGAACCATACTGGACCAGAACGAGAGTTGAGCATGATGGCCTGGATTATTATCTGGTAGGGAATAAAAACATACAAATGAAAGGTTTAAAAGTACGAGTAAGATAAAACCTTTTAAGTTATATGGAGGTAGAATGAAAAAATTATATACCGTGTATGATCATCATACACATAAGATAAAGTTTGCTGATGCAACAATTGGTGAAGCGGCTAAATACTTAAAGGTTAGTAAATATACAATTATTAATTGTGCAAGTAAGGATATTTGGTTGCTTAATCGCTATGAATTTTGTGTAGAAGAGTGGCCAGACACTGATGTGGAAGAAGTTAGGAATGATAGAGATGGCTATCTTTTAAAAATTGATAATTTAAAAAGAAACTGGGATAGGTATATATACCGTGGGTCAAAGAATCTCAATAATACAATAATGGTGACATGATGGGAAAGGGAAGAAATTGGACTCAAGAAGATTATCAATATCTTAAAGATAATTATGGAATTATATCAATTCCTACTATAGCTAAAAAACTTAATAGGAGCACTAATGCTATAAACATAAAAGCACGTCGGCTTAATCTTGGACAGTTTCTTGAAAGTGGAGATTATATTACCTGGAATCAATTATTAATTGCCTTAGGTATAACAGGTGGAACTGGATATAAAACTACATCCTGGATACGAAATAGAAACTTTTCTATTAGATATAAAAGGGTAGATAGATGCAAGTTTAAAGTAGTTTATATTGAAGAATTTTGGAAGTGGGCAGAATTAAATATAGCATTTCTCAATTTTTCTAATTTTGAGGAAAATGCACTGGGAGCAGAACCGGACTGGGTTAAGGCTAAGAGAAAGTATGATTGTGAGAAAAAGTTTAAATATAAGAATACTCCGTGGACTAAGACAGAAGACTGTAAACTTGAAAAATTATTGAAAGATTTTAAATATACTTATAGCGATCTTTCAAAATTACTTAATCGTACTAATGGTGCAATACAACGGAGAATTTGTGATTTAAACTTGAAAGAAAGACCTATCAAAGCTGATAATCACACAAAATGGACCACTGAAGAATATGACATGCTATGTGTAATGATTAAAGCTGGTATGAATTATGAATTGATGTCAGAGCACCTTAATAAATCTTCTAAAGCTATTAGAGGCAGAATATATAGTATGTATCTTACGGAAAATTTAGATAAAGTGATTTCTTATATTGGTAATGGATCCTGGGGCGATGGAAGACCAGAGAGAAAAGTCGGACAATGGAATTGCCTAAGTATTGAAGAGAAATCTATGGTTAAAGCAGCAATTATTAAATTGACAGCTTTATTACTACACGGAAGAGAGTTGGTAAATAATGAAAAATATTTCAATTGAACAGCCTACAATCGAAGAATATTTAGTATGTATTGGTTATTCCATTTGCATTTTTGAGAGGAAAACAAAAAGAAAGGTATATAACAGATACCAAGTAGCAAAGCAAATTTTAAGTACTATATGTCAAGAAGACATAAAAGCATTTATTGATATTCAGAAATTTACACTAAACTGGTTATTTTCCAACCATATAAAAGGCATCACCTAATTTTAGTTAACATATCACAAATGAGCTATTGTTTTACCTCCTATTGATGAAATCAATAGGTATTGTGGAAGGAGTGATTGGCAAATTACTTTATATAAACAATTTAAAATACATAGGAAGGAGGAGAAACATGGAACGATTTATTAATCTTGAAACATTCGCAAATGGAGCATTATCAGAGCAGCTTAACAGAGAGCTAATGAGAACCTTTGATAACATCTTGGATCCAAATACTAATCCTACAAAAAAAAGAACCATTACCTGTAAGATAACACTTGCACCTAATTCAGATGGGAGAGATGTTGTATCTGCACAAATAGTTACTACATCAACATTGGCTCCGGTAGAAGGATTTAAGTCAACCTTCGTTGTTGGTAAAGATATCAAGACAGGTGAGCTTAAAGCTGCTGAATTTGAAAATCAAATTCGCGGTCAGATGAGTTTAGAAGAAACGCAAGAGGAACCAGTAAACAATAATAAAATTACAGACTTAAGAGCTGCAAGAAAGGCGTAACAAATGATTAAAGAAGCATTACAGTACATTGTATCACTAAGTGAACCTAATATTACTACTATTGGAGGGTTTAAGTATTCCGACAGACCTCTAACTGCAATAGATGAATGCAAAAGAGCTAGATCTATTGAAGCAACAACTCTAACATCTATTGTTGATTACATAAAGAATGCTGCACCTTCTGAAATGCCTAAAAAGGCATATGTCCATATTGTATCACCTGGAGAGGTACGTTTAATTTCTGAGCTTGACATGGATAGAAAAAGGGAAGTTCTAATTACATCCAATGCTCAAGTACCAGCAGTTAAACTGAATAATTTCGTCGATAATGAAAACTTTATGATTATGCTGCAATCTATGTTCGTACAAAATAATGAGGATATGAATGAATTTGAACGTACAGATATTGATATAATGCAAAGGGTTGTAGGCAATGTTGTAGATGATACCATTCAGACTTATACAGATGATGGTATTAGTCAGCAGGCAGCAATTAAGACTGGTGTAACAACTAAAGATACCGTTATTCTTCCAAGTCCTGCGATCCTTCGTCCGTATCGTACTTTTTCTGAGGTTGAACAACCTGCTAGTAAATTTGTATTTCGTATGAAAAAAGGACAATATGGACCTGCAAGTGCATTATTTGAAGCAGATGGTGGAGCATGGAAAAACATGGCCATGGACTCTATTAAAGATTTCTTTGAAGCAGAACTAGAAGATTATCCGGACATTACAATTATTTGTTAACTCATATTATTCGGGGTCAATACACTTGGCCCCGATAAAGGAGAACATATGAAAAAATGGTTTTTTACTTTTAGTAAAGGTGCTATATTCCAGGACTATTTTGTGGAGGTATTTGCACCTACATACTTAAAAGCAAGAGATACGATGTGCTGCTATTATGGCAAAGGATGGAGCAAACAATATAGCAGAGAAGAATGGTTTAAACCTCTTTTTACTGTAGCAGGAGAATATCATTTAAAATATTTAGAAACACTCATATATTCAGAAGAAGTTGAAAACTATCTTATAAAATATAATGAATTAATTAAGAAATATAAATAATTTTAAGTAGGTGTAAAGAATGGGAAGACCTTTAAAAACAGGGCTCATTTACTTTACTAAGGACGTAGATTATTACGACGATTTTAAAATAATGGATCTTATGAGGGATTATGGTCCATTAGGACAGACAATCTACGACATCTTACTTACTATTGTATATCATGAAGGTTACTACCTGGCAATTCCAATTGATAAACTGGCATCTAAAATCATCAGAATCATTGGTAATCGGTGGGTAAAAAGCAAAGAGATTGTCGTTCAAGTTATTCAGTACTGTGCGGATATAGGTCTTTTAGATAAAGATCTCCTTAATCAGAATGTTATAACCTCTGTTGGAATTCAGCGCCGCTATGCCGAAGCGACTGTTAGGAGACAATCGAATATTGATGGGTACTGGTTGCTTGATAAAGAAGAAAACAAGAAACCTTTATTAAATGCACCCAAAAATCAAATTAATGTAACAGAAACTAAAGTTAATGTAACAGAAACTAGAGTTAATGATAACAATAATACAGTAAAGAAAAGTAAAGTAAATAATAATATATCTAAAGATATATATACAGAGTCAGAAAAAAAAGAAATTTATATTAAGTTCATTCTTAATGATAAGTCTGAGTATCCTATCTATTGTAATCAAATTGATGAATGGAAAAGTCTTTATCCTGCTGTTGATATAAATCAAGAGTTTAATAAGATGAAAGGCTGGTTAAATGCAAATCCTGATAGAAGAAAGACGAAAAAAGGAATTCTTAGATTTATTAATAATTGGTTATCAGGAGCTCAGGATAAAGGTTATGTTGTTAATAATAATTCTAAGAGTAATGTAACTAATAAGTTTAATCAATTTCCGCAAAGACTTTATTCACAGGATGATTATGCAGGCCTAGAATCAAGACTATTGCAAAAATAAGTAAGAAGGATGGAAAGTATATGAAAACTATATCGGTTATTAATCTTAAAGGTGGGGTTGCAAAAACAATGACATCAATTAACCTAGCACATATTCTTGCAACTGTACATGGTAAAAGGGTTTTACTAATTGATAATGATAAGCAGGG